ACGGTGCGCGCTCTTTCGCCACAGGCGTGTGGTCCGGTAAGTGGAAGGCCCCGGCCGCTGCTCGTCAGACCTCTGCGCCCAACGGCGGTGGCGCACACTTCTCCTCGCAGTCGGGCGGAAAGTCCAACGGTGGCGGGGCAACCTTCCAGGGCATCCCGGTAAACCCGCGCACAGGTGGATACCCCGAGTACCCAGACCAGAAGAACAGCCCCTCCATCCCAGGCAGTGCGTACGACAACGTCCTGCTCGGCGGGTACGGCGGTGGCGGGGGAACCGGCCAGCAGACCCGTGGCCGCTCCAACGGCGGCGGTGCGTCCTTCGGTGGCGGGTTCGGCCTCGGATCCATGGCTGCTGCATTCGTGGCCAACGGCAAGCGCAACCTCGTCCCGGCCACCCAGATGGACTCCTGGGGCCAGTCGATGGCGCTGTCCATGAACGGGCCTCACGCGCAGGGCAATCGATTCGCGGCCGTCCGGGGCACGTTCGGTAACGCCTACCGATCCACCCTGGGCGTCTCCGACAGCGCTGCCGCTGGCAACTCCGCACTGACCGGATTCGGGGCGGCGTACGGGCAGGGCAACTTCGCCCAGCTCATGGGTAAGGCAAACAACCTGGCCGCGCTCGACCCGACCAACGGCCTGTCCCCTGTGATGCAGGGCATGGCCGCGCTTCAGACGCCGTCTTCGTACTGGGCGCTGCGCACCATGGGCTTCAACTACAACCGCCAGAACGGCGCTGCTGGTGTCACGAACCTGTACCACCAGATCATCAACCGGAGCATGAAGCCTGGGCAGAGCCCAAACATGTCGGTCCAGGGCGTCAACTCTGCCCTCGCGGCCGGTGGTGGTCTGAACATCAGCCTTGGCCAGATGGAGCAGGCCGGGGCGATCACCCCTGAGTTGCGTCAGAACTTCGAGCGTTACGTCCGCGCCGGGGCACAGGCCCGCGCGCACGGCTTCAACATCGACACCGTCAACGCCAACACCAAGGCGGGGCAGTCCCAGTTGAAGTCGATTGGACTCGACAAGTCGATGTTCGAGTCGATGCGCAACAACCAGAACAACATCACCACCCGCCAGGCCGGAACGCTCGACACCCTCTCGACGCAGTTCCAGGACGCGTCCGCCGCGCTGGGCAAGTTCCAGACGGCTCTGACGAAGATCCTGGAGCTTCCCGGCATCAAGCAGATCGTCTCCGGTGGTACTGCCTGGTCGTCGGTATTCAGCGGCGCTGCTGGGATGGCAGGAAGTGTCGGGGGAGGAATGCTCGGTGCGCTCGGCATGGGTCGCATGCTCGGCGGTGGCGGTGGACTGCTCGGCGGTCTTGGCCGTGGAGGCGGACTGCTCGGCGGTCTTGGTGGTGCGCTGGACCTGAGCGCGCCTGCGCTTCTCGGAGGAGGAGCCTTCGCCCTCGCTGGGCTCGGCGCTGGGTCCATCGTCAAGCACGTCATTGGGGGCAAGAAGGGCAGCACCCGGCAGAAGGTAGGAAGCACTCTGGGCGACGCGGCAGCCGGTGCCGGTATCGGAGCTGCTGTCGGATCCGTTGTGCCGATTCTCGGTACCGGTGTCGGCGCGGCTATCGGTGGTGGCCTGGGTGCGCTGAAGGGGTCCGGAATCCTCAACGGCATCTTCGGCGGTGGCGGTCCGGGCACGGGTGGCCAGAACAAGCAGGCAACGGGCGGCGCTTCGAGCGGCCACACCGGGGCCGACGCAGTCCGCATCGCTGAGGGATACCTGGGCACGCCGTACCAGTGGGGCGGAAACGCGCCCGGTGGCTTCGACTGCTCCGGTCTCGTGCAGTGGTCCTACAAGCAGCTCGGCGTGAACCTTCCTCGTACTGCAGCGCAGCAGGAGCAGGCTGGAAAGGCCATCAGCCGCAGTCAGTTGCAGGTCGGCGACCTCGTTTTCTACGGTAACCCGGCCGAGCACGTCGGCATCTACGTAGGAAACGGAAAGATGGTCGACGCGCCGCACACGGGCGCGAGCGTCAGGGTGGAGAACCTCTGGGGCGGTGAGAGCGGCTTCCGGCGCATCGTGGGCTCCGCTGGCGTACTGAATAACCAGCTCGGGGGTAGCAACACCGCCGGGTCGAACACCAACTCGCTGTCCCACATGGGCGGTCAGGGCCAGGGCAACATCGGAATGTTCGGCATGGGCACCAGCGAGGCCAGCATCGTCTCGGCCGCGCTCGCAGGAATGGGCGGTCCGTCTCCGTACAGCGGGAACACCGGCCAGTCCTCCGGTGGTGGAAACGGCAACAGCGGCAGCACCTCCAGCTCGGGTCCGATCTCCGGAACAGTGGCCGACTGGGCGAAGGCGGGTCTCGCGCTGGCCAAGAAGCCTGCGTCGTGGCTGGCGGGCATGGTCTCGATCGCCATGCACGAGTCCGGTGGTCGAAACATCGCCCAGCAGATCTCGGACATCAACTCCCAGAACGGCAACGGGGCGTTCGGGCCGTGGCAGATGATTCAGGGCACCTTCATGGCGAACGCTGTCAAGGGCCACACCAACTGGCGCAGCCCGATCGATGAGGCAGCCTCTGCGGCCAACTACATCGCTTCCAGGTACGGAGACCCCAACCACACTCCAGGGCTCGTCAGCTTGGCCCAGGGCGGCTCCTACAAGGGCTACGCGGTCGGCTCCTGGGAACTGGTACGGGACGAGATCGCCCAGCTCCACAAGGGAGAAATGGTCCTACCGGCCAAGACAGCGGCAAAGGTCCGGGACCTGATCAACCAGGGACAGCCGACCGGCCCGACCGGCACCGGCCAGACGGTGCTGCAGTTCAACCAGGGTTCCGTGGTCTTCCAGGTGTCTGGCGTCATGGACGAGGCGACCGTCCGCATTGCCGCCGACATGTTCGTGTCCCAGGTTCAGCGGGACGACCGACTGAAGCAGATTGCGAGTGCGTGATGGTTGCACTTCAGAGTCCCCCGGTGAATCCGCCATTCGACGCGCGGATGCTCACCATCGGGTCTCCGCTGAACAAGTCTGCGTCGCTCGCGCGCGGCATGATCCTTGAAGACCTGCAGGGGAAGTCGGGGCAGCGGCAGCGTGGCTGCCGGTTCATGTACAACCCACGGGAGCTGGACGTAAGCCACACCGTCAACACCGCGTTCTTGCCGACGGATCAGGGCAACGTGGGGGACCCCACGAGCCCCATCGGAAACCCTGGGGCCAGCCTGTCGTTCTCGTTGCTGTTCGACCGCACGTACGAGCTGTGGGACTCCAGCCAGTCCCACACGAGGGCGGGTCAGCGGGGCTGCTATGTCGACGTGCTCGCGCTCTACTACCTGTGCGGCATCGTGGACGAGGGCACCGTTTCGACCGACAATAACGGGAACTTCGAGACGCTCGACAACATCCTGAAGCCGATGCAGCCGACCCTGGCCTACTTCTACTTCGGAGCGCCAGGGCGGTCGCTGTCGTACTACGGGTTCATCAACCAGCTCGGCATCACGTACTCGCACTGGTCGAACGGAATGATCCCGCAGCGGTGCGTAGCCAACATCAACGTCACGATCATGCCGAAGGACGCGACTGCCGGAAACGCCGGATCCTTGGCAAACCCGAATGCGACGAACCCATCGGCCCCAACCGGCCCGCCGCAGCAGAAGAAGCTGCAGCTCCTGAACTGAGGAATTCATGCCTGTCTTTTCGACTTCTCGCTATGCGCAGAACCGGATCAAGAGGGTCCCGGATTCGCAGGGGGTTTTCCGGGCAACGATCTTGCATTCGTACCCTGAGGAGGTACGTTTCCAGTACACCGAGTACATCGTGGTGGCCGGTGACCGGATCGATCAGATCGCGTATCGATTCCTGGGGGACCCCTCCTACTGGTGGCTGATCGCCGACGCCAACCCCGAGGTCACCGACTGGAACAACATCGCCGTCAACACCACCCTGAGGATCCCCCGTGTCTCGTAACAACTGGGGCGTCGCAACTCAGCATGCTCCGGTCGGGTCGAGCTGGGGCACGCCTCGAAGCGCCCAGTGGCCCCCGACCGGCATCGTCGGCTGCTTCGTGACCATCGGTGGCGAGTGCATCGACTTCGTGGACCCGGCCAAGCCGGTCAAGCAGTGGCCGGTCCTCGACGCGAAGATCACGCAGGCCCAGTTCCAGCACGAGACCGCCCAGGTGCAGGTTCGGATCCCGACAAACGCGAAGCTCTGGCCGACCTGGACCCCTGTCGAAATCGCCTACGGCGTATGGCCCTGGGGCTGGAAGACGTTCTACGGCTACATCGCGTACTACGAGGGCCGGGGCAAGCAGACCACCAACATCGTCTGCTTGGGCGCAAGCATGCCCATGAAGGACCAGAACCAGCAGGTCTGGAAGAACTGCACCGCCAGCTACATCGCCCGACAGTTGGCGACCAAGTACCACATGGCAGCCGTGATCGACCAGTCGTCGTACGTCATGACCTCGGTCGCCCAGTCCGGCATGTCCGATTTCCAGTTCCTGACGATGCTTGCCAAGCAGCTCGGCTACAAGTTCTTCGTCACCGGCACGAAGCTCTACTTCATCGACCCAGCGCGGGTTCTCGCGCGGCCGGACACCCTCGGTCCCACCCTCTGGTACGACACGATCCAGAACAGCAACATGACCAAGTGGGCACCCGTGGTCGGTGACCAGGTGGCCGACGGCGGCACCGTGGCAAACCGGCAGGTGGCCGGTATCGACCCTCGCACGGCCGGGATCATCGTGGCCACGGAGCAGTACCTCCGTACCACCGGGTACCAGGACGCCTCGGGCGCGGCCCCGAACATCACCCACTACGACAACACCGTTGTGGAGTCGCTAGAGGCTGCCCACAACACGGTGGCCGGGCAGACTGCGACCAACCAGTTCTGGGTCCAGGCCGACTGCGCAACCAACCCTGGCGACGCCCGTCTGCAGCCGGGGGCGACGGTGGACGTCGAAGGCGACAAGGTCAACGTGGACGACCGAGGGCTGTGGATGGTCCAGGGCGTGACGCACCACATCGTGCCGCACCTCGAAGTCCTGAGGTGGTTCTACACCTGCGAGAACATCAGCCTCGGCCGCGACCAGATCTGGGGCACCAGCGCGATGCCGGTGCCGCCTGAGTGGAACGCCGCCGTGAAGGCCGTCAAGACGCTGCAGCAGAACCAGCGGTGGGTGGCCGAGCACTCGGGCTTCGGTGACGCCTGATGGCCTCCTACGGCGTCTACAGGGCCAAGGTGGTGAACACCAAGGACCCGCTGAAGCAGAACCGCCTCGTGCTGAAGGTGCCGTCGTTGCTCGGTAGCGCGACAACGACCTGGGCGACCCCGCAGAACAAGGTCGCTGTGCTGCCCAGCGTAGGGGACCTTGTATTCGTCAACTTCCAGGGCGGCAGCCTCGCGCACCCAGTCTGGTGGGGCGGCGAACCCGACGTTTCGGCCCAGATCAAGAACGCAACGGACTACACCAACACGGTGTGGACGACCGTTATCAAGCCGTACGTGGACAACGCCGACGCGGCGACGCTGAGCAACGCGGAGACATACGCCTACGACCAGTCCGGCCACGCCAACGCGGCCACGACGACGTCGCAGACCGTGTCGGCCGGAACCTCCTGGGCAGACATCGTCTACCAGACGGCCACGTACAGCTACATGCCTGGAGTTTCCAGCAACCCGTTCAACACCCAGTACTTCTACCCGCCGTTCGATGGCATCTACGTGTACTCGGGAATCGCTCACCTGGGCGCGTTCAGCGGCTGGGTCGGGATCCGCTGCGCCTCGGGGGGAGGCGCGGTCATTGCTGCCCCGCCGCCATTCGACGGCAGCTCCCTGTTCACTACCGACATCAGCGTGTCCGGTGTGGTGCGTCTAACCGCCGGAAGCGCGATCAAGATCCAGCTCCGTTCCTCCAACGGGGTCACGATCAACGGAGCCACTTTCGACGTCGCCCTTACCAAGAAGCTGTGATGGGAGAATCGATTCCATGTCGTCCGAGATTCGCTTTCCGTTCCAGTTGGGGCGCGACGGTAAGGTAGCCGTCGAAACCAACCCGGACAGCCAGATTGCCCAGCGGGTGAAGATCCTGCTGGCCACGCAGCCTGGCGAGCGGGTCATGCTCCCGCAGTACGGCGTGGCGACCATGGGGATGCTGTTCGAGCCCAACGAGCCCGCCATCCAGGCGTCTCTCCAGCAGGCCGTACTAACGGCCCTGAAGACGTTCGAGCCAGGTGTCGTGGTGCGCAAGGTCACCCCGGTGGAGGAGCCGGACGGCAGCGGGATCGCGAACATCGAGGTCGACTACGTCCGGGCGGACGCAGGAAACAACCCTGTGGCACCGCAGCACATCAATACGGCCGTGATCAAGGTCGGAGGAAAGGTGGATGAGGTAATCCGTGGCTAGCACCGCCAACCCGGTAGGCCCCGCCCTCCCGATCGACTACACGTCCAAGGACTTCGACGGCTTCAAGGCCTCGATGCTCACGTACGCGCAGACCGCGTTCCCGGCCTGGGCGCAGGCGTCCGAGGGCGACTTCGGCATGCTCCTGGTCGAGCTGTTCGCGTACAACGCAGACATCCTGTCGTACTACGGGGACCAGATCGCCAACGAGGCGTACATCGACACGGCCGTGCAGCGGCGCAGCGTCCTGAACCTCGCGCAGTTGCTCAACTACCTGCCACACGGACCGATCCCGTCTACCGGAACCGTAACTCTGGAGACCAACAACCCCGGCCCCGCAGTGGTTATCCCGGCCGGTACGCAGTTCTCCACCGACTTCGACCCGAACACTGACACTCCGTTGCTGTTCGAGAACCTGACCGACGTCACGGTGCCCGCGAACGGCGGAACGGCGGTGGCCTCGCTGGTGCAGGGACAGACCTTCACCGACGAGATCGTTGCCCAGTCCGACGGCACGATGGACCAGCAGTACAAGCTGTTCAACTCCCCCGTGATCGACGGCAGCGTCTCGGTGATCGTGGGCGACAGCACCACTGGGTTCATCCCGTATAGCTACGTCGCGCACCTGGTCGACGCTGGCCCAGCAGACACCGTCTTCACGGTCTACACCGACGAGAACAACGTCACCTGGGTCCAGTTCGGTGACGGTGTGAACGGCATCGTTCCACCGTCGCTGTCCAACATCGAGGTCACCTACCGAGTCGGTGGCGGGGTCAACGGGAACATCGCTGCCGGGCTCATCACGCAGATTGTCACCCAGGTCGACGGTGTCAGCATTTCGGTCGACGCGAACGGCGTACCGATCTCCAGCGCATTCGCGAATGGGGCCGACAAGGAGACCACCGACGACATCCGCGTCAACGCCCCCCGATCCTGGTCCACCCAGGACCGATGCACCTCCCTGGAGGACTACGAGAACGCCGCTGTGTCCGTCGCAGCCGTCACCAAGGCGTCGGCCATCGCCAAGCACTTTGCGTCCGTCACCGTCTACATCAGCGGCCCGGCCGGGTCCGTCCCGACGCAGTCCCTGATCGACGCGGTGCAGAGCTTCCTGTCCGACCCGAAGCGCTGCGGCCCCGGAGTCACGGTCAGCGTCGCGGCAGCATCGCTGGTGCCGGTAAACGTCACGCTTACCCTCGGCGTGCTGAACAACTACAGCCAGTCGAGCGTCAAGACCGCTGTGGTGCAGGCAATCCAGAACGTCATGGCCTACACCAACACCGACTTTGGCAGCCGGGTGTCCGTGGCCGGAATCTACCGTGCCATCGCAGAGGTACCTGGTGTCGACTACGCCGACATCACCAACCTCGCGCGCGCCGATGCTGCCCAGGGTGTCGTAACCGACGTCCTCGTGCGGGACTGGGAGATCCCCACGTTCGGCACCATCCTCATCAGCTCCACGTCCGGCGGAATCTCGTAAGGGGAAAACCATGACCGCTGTGTATCCCGCCCAGGTCAAGGAGTGGGTGAACCGCCAGAACAACGTCGATGATGTCGACGCTGGCGATATCAATGCTGCCTTCGCCGAGATCACCGCCGTCGAGACCGCGCTCGGGCAGAACCCGCAGAAGGACCCGACCCTCAACGGGCAGATGAACGACTACGGCACGGTGGCCAGCCGCCTTGCCACGATCCAGCGCGGCTATGACCGGCCGGTCGTGCAGGTGACCCGCAAGACCAATGCGTTCTACCTCGCCAACGCCGTCGGCGCATACATGACCTGGGACCCGACCACCCAGGTTGATCCGTTCAACATGTTCTCGTCCGGAACTAACATCTACGTCGTGCGGAGCGGCTGGTACATCGCCA